CGAAAGATACTCTCATCTTAGCCCCCAACTGATTGTTGAGCTAATTTAGTCCTGCCATTGGGACCCCAAGCGCGCCTTCGATTACTTAAATGTAATGATCAAGCAAAGTCACCGAGTGATCGGTGATCCGCCAATGGCTATGTGTATAATATACACAACCATGGGTAAATCTTTAATGACTTCACTGTCGCAGGTGTAGTACGCGAAATAGCCTAGCACGCTGTTTTAGTTAAGACATAAAAGCCCCAGGGTTTCTAACCACAATAATTATTGCTACTATTTTTAATAATAACAAATTTCTTACTGCGGCTAGTAAGGCAAAATTTAAAGGTTTTGTAAGACTAACAGAGTGGATAACTCTGAAAGAATTGCCAAAACTTCTTAAATTTGCCATCTGGGCAACGAGAGAGAAAAGATTCCATCAAGACTACAAACTATTTATAAAGCGTGTAACTGAACTGATTAAACAGAACGGTTTTAACTTCAGCTTCAAGTACTTGAAAGAGTGCTTAAGGCTAGTTACTTTATATTTAGCAGGTAATCCTCAAACCACTAAGGCTCAAAAGGCCGTTGGTGTAAGAGTAAACCAGTATGGATTGCCAGTTATAATTCCTCCTTCTATTCGTAAAGAAATTTCTTTCGATACGGTAGAAAGTAGAGTTACAACTCGATGTATCATAACACTTATTTCAATTTTCAGAGTTTTCCCAACTAAGGTTAAACCAGATCTTGGAACTATTACTAGTCCATTCTCCGGAACCTCTAGAACATTTGATGAAAATCAGATATCTAGTATAGTTAGAAATTTTGTCAAAGGATTTAAGTTAAAATTTGGTCCTATCAAAGGCTTTATCTCTGAATCCGCGGGACCTATTGCCAAAAAAGCGACTTGGGGGGCAGGTATAGACGCATTAGCGCTATTAATGTACCCTCGACAAGCTTTTTGCGTATTGAAATTATTAGTCACTCAAAAAGAGGGACTCAAATTTGCAATTTCACTTTTGCTAATTTGGTTATTAGTTGGCCCTATTTACATTGTAATGTGTAAAAGTGGGATTAAAGATTGTCTACCTATTGGACGTCTTTCAGTCGTATATGACCAGGCTGGTAAAGCCCGGATTGTAGCTATGGCAAATTGGTGGATCCAGTTAGTTTTACTTCCGCTTCATAAAAGCATCTTTGATGTTTTAGAATCGAAAGAAACTGATGGAACCTTTAACCAAGATGCACCTCTTAGTAGACTTATGAAAGCCCCTAATAGAGAGCACAAGTTTTCATGTTTCGACTTAAGTGCCGCAACAGATAGATTACCGGTTGATATACAAGTACAGATTCTAAACCTTTTGGGATTAGATGGTCTCGCTTGGAAAACCTTATTTGACTATCCTTGGTATTATAAAAATGAAGGTGTTAAATACGAAGTAGGGCAACCTATGGGTGCTTACTCCTCGTGGGCGATGTTAGCTTTAACTCATCACATTGTGGTGCTTTTAGCTGCAAAACTTGCAGGTGTTAAGAATTTTACATCTTACGCATTGCTTGGTGATGACATTGTGATTAATCACGATGAAGTTGCTGAAAAATATGTACATTTAATGAATACTCTTGGCGTTAGCATTAACATGTCAAAATCAGTTGTCTCTGATCATTTATGCGAATTCGCAAAACGATTAGTTACTCCTGAATTTGAGATTTCTCCGATTGGTGCTGGTAATTTATTACTAGTGTCACGGAAAACAAACATGATAGGGGCTTTACTAGCAGAGCTGTATAGCAAATCAATCGTAGTTGATTCTAAGACGGTTATAGAATTATTAAATTCTTTTCCGCGTAAAGCAGAATTGAATTTCATAATTTTATGGACTTATTTCGGATCATGTCGACACCTTTATTCCGCACGCCTAACATCCACTTTCATGGATATTTGGAACACTTACGGAGGTAGTCAACTGATTATGTTTAGTTACGGCTATCATCTTTTCAGTGGTGTAAGAACCACTTTATATGATGAAGTTGTATACGAGGCACCCAAAAAAGCTTCAGATGAAGAATTTAACTTTTGGTTAAAATTCTACAAAATTTCGGCTGTTAAAGGATGGTCCAATAGACTTCTAGAAAGTCTGACCCTCGTATTTTCACCGTGTTTGTATTTGTATTGTTTGGGACTTCTTAGAGCGACTGAAGATGCAAAACGCAAATCTTTAGAGTTCCAAGGAGGAAGATTTAGACCTGACAAGCCAGAAGTTTTACTGGACTATTCCGAATTTAATACACTTAGTGTTAAATGGTCGAAGAAGACAGCGAAACGATATGGACAGTTTGTTACTAAACTACATAACAATATTAATGAATTAACTCGCAACGAAAGTTACGACTAATCTTAATTGCGTAGGAGTGTTGTGACAAAGCAGTCTGTAGTCTGAGTCTTTTCAATCGCATTTAGGGCACATGGGTGAGTTTGCTGAAATAGTGCAAAACGTCTATGCTTGTAGCTCGAAAGGCTAACCTAATGAAGTTGTCTAGAGAAACATGTAAACATGTACGTTTGCTTAAACAGCTTTTCTTTAAAGTTGGG